TATTAGAACATTCAGATACTTCTGAAGCTGATATGAAAGCTAATCTTGATGCACAAATCGCATCACAAAAAGCACCTACTTTAACGTCTAAAACTAAGGAGTGGTAATATGAACTTTAAGTTCGATGACAAAGACTACGATAGCGATAAGCTATCTGATAAAGGTAAGTTATATTTAGCTAAATTACAAAAAATAGCTAATGACCAACAAATACTTAGTTCTCAGTTTGAAGATAATACTTTTTTACAAGGTAAATATTCTGAACTTCTAAAAGCAGAACTACCTAAAGATGAACAAGAACATAAGGTAAATTACCCTAAAGACGAACCAGAAGAAAAAAATAAAAAGTAATGAAATTTGTGTTGGCTTATACTATATGTTCTGCTATTACAGGTTTTTGTAATACACCAGTAGTACATCCAACACATTTTAATACTTGGACCGATTGCACAAAACATGGTGCAGTAGTAACTATAAAAGCTACTAATGATTTTTTAGATAAATTTAACGATCAAAAATTATACGTTTCTTATTTTTGTAATGAACAAAAAGGCAATGATGCCTAAAAAAAAAACTTTAAAACAAGCCGTAGAAGATAACAACTCTATAAGAATATCTTACCACGAAAAAGTTTGCGCAGAAAGAATGAAAACTTTATTTAAAGCAATCGATGAAATGCGTAAAGATATAAAAGGTTTAAAAGAAGATGTTAATAAAAGCAAAGGTGGTTTTAGAGTATTGTTACTCATTGGTGGTGCTATAGCTTCCTTGCTAGGCTTTATCAAATACAATGGCTAGAAGAGTAAAAGCTATCACAGGCTTAACTACGGAATTAAAAGCACAGCTTAGACTTTGCAAAGATCCTAATCTTCTTGTGTTTACACCCCTTGGTGGTCTTGGTCCAGTAGATATTGTTACTTTAAATATGACAACAGGTGAGTATACTGCTTATGATGTTAAGTCTAAAAATTATAGAAAGGTTGACAGTTATACTGCAAAAGATGGATATAAAAGAAATATTAAAGGATCTTTTATATCTAGAGGTACAACTAAAGAACAAAAGAAACTTAATGTAAGGATTATATACGAATGAAACTATCACGAAACTTTACTCTTCAAGAATTAATTAAATCAGATACTGCAGTTAGAAAGGGTATTGATAATAATCCTAATGCAGATCAAATAGAAAAACTTAAAACTCTTTGCGAGACTATTTTGCAACCAGTTCGAGATCACTTTGGAAGAGTTAAGGTGACAAGTGGATTTAGATCTGAACAACTTTGTGTAGCGATAGGCAGCTCAATAAATAGCCAACACGCCAAAGCTGAAGCAGCAGATTTCGAGGTAGTAGGTATAGACAATGCTGAACTTGCAGACTGGATATATAAAAACCTAGAGTTTGATCAATTAATCTTAGAATATTACAAGGTAGGTGAGCCTAATTCTGGGTGGATACATTGTAGTATTTGTGATAAGGATCCTAGAAAGCAATTCCTTCATGCTTATAGATCTGAAGGCAAAACAAAATACAAGCCAGTAATTGGTAAGGCAAAGGATTTAGTATAATGTGGTTAAGTGCTATTAAACTTGCAGTACAAGCAGGTAGTCATATTTATAAAAATAAACAAAAAACTAAAATGCTTATGGCAGATGCTCAAATGAATCATGCTGCTAAGATGGCAAAAGGTGAAGCAGAGTATCAAGGTAAATTATTAGAGAGCAGAAACTCAGACTGGAAAGACGAGTTCATTTTAATTTTGCTAAGTGTGCCAATCGTAATGTTAGGATTTGCAGTTTGGTCTGACAATCCTGCTCACATGGAGAAAATGAAATTGTTCTTTGAATATTTTTCTGATCTTCCTTTTTGGTATCAGACTATTTTCGTGGGAGTAATAGCTTCTGTGTATGGTTTGAAAGCAACAGATTTAATTAAGAGAAAGTAATGTCAACACAAGCACCTACAATGTTCGTATCACAGTATAGTAAAAAGAAACCTACACTTCTTTCTCAGCAAACAGGTAAGAAGAAAAAGAAAAAGAAATATAAAAAGAAGAAGTAATGGCAAAGCAAAAGTTTACACACTTTATACCTAGAGAGAAACCTAAGAAGCGTGGACCAGGTGCGCATAAAAAATCTAAGAATAAAAGTGAGAAGCGTCAACAAAAGCTAACAAGATATAAGGGTCAAGGAAGATGATTGATAAATTTTTTTATAAATTTTTTGGTTTACTAGATAGGTTTGCTAGTCATTTAGATAGAATATTTTTTCCCAATAAGAAGAAAAAAAAATGAAGATAAGTGAGAATACATCTGTTGCTATGCCTATTAAAAATATGGTTGGTATTATTGTTGGTGTTGCTATGGGTATATTTGCGTACACAGAGGTTACTGCAAGACTAACTTCATTAGAGACTTCTAGAGAATTAATGAACTCTGATCTACTTAAAAAGTCAGAGCAAACAACTACAGATAAAGAACAATACTTGCTTCTTGAAGATCTATACGAAACTGTAGAGAAACACCAAGAACTTTTAGATAAGAATATACATACACAAGTTATGCTAGATCACATAGAAGCACAGTTAAAAAAAGCATTAGAAGATATTGAAGATTTAAAAGATAAGGTAAGACAAAATGGAAACAGTCATTAGTACAGTTGTGGCTCTTTGTATGTTTGTTGCAGGTGAACTTAAAGAGCATCGAATACAAGACAAAATGAGTGATTGTTTAAAAGGTAAAAGAGAAGCTGAGAGAAGTGCAAATTCTTCAATAGAATATAAGTGTGGTAAGGTACAAGCTGAATTAGAATCTAATATAGATGGTAGCAAATCAATTAAAAAAATAGTAGAATAAGTTATGGCAAAAACACCAGCATGGCAGAGAAAAGCAGGAAAGAATCCTAAAGGTGGATTGAATGCTAAAGGTAGACGAAGTTATAATCGTGCTACTGGTGGCAATCTAAAAGCACCAAGTAAAAAAGTTGGTAACAAAAGAAGAGCATCCTTCTGTGCGAGGATGAAAGGGATGAAGAAGAAATTGACTTCAGCTAAAACTGCAAGAGATCCTAACTCAAGAATTAATAAAGCATTAAGAGCCTGGAACTGTTAATGAAAAAAAAGGGATGGAAAAAACAAAAAGCTAAGTCTTTTATTTGTGGTTACTGTAAAGAATGTAACAAAGAATTAATTAGTGATAATGGTGGTTGGATTGTAACTGTTAAGAGAAAATATTTTTGTCATGATGGCAAAGATGGTAGTTGCTTTGACAACTATTGTGAGTTAAAACTTCAACAACAACAGGAGAATAGTTATGTATGGTAAATCAAAAGGTAAAAGCAAACTAACTGCTAAACAAAAAAAGCTACCATCTTTTTTACAGAAAAAGATAATGAAGTCTAAAGCTAAAAAGAAAAAATAAATGAAGAAAAAAAGTAGTGTAAATAAAGCTGGTAATTATACCAAACCTACATTAAGAAAGAGATTGTTTCAGCAGATCAAGGCTCGTAAAACTATGGGTACTGCTGCTGGACAATGGTCAGCTAGGAAGGCTCAACTACTTGCTAAAACTTATAAGTCTAAAGGTGGTGGGTACAGATAATGGCATTGGCTAAAAGACAAAGAAGTTTAAAGGCATGGGGTAAACAAAAATGGCGAACAAAGTCTGGCAAAAAATCATCAGTTACTGGAGAAAGGTATCTTCCAAGTGCAGCGATAAAAAACTTATCTGCTTCAGAGTATTCAAAAACTACTTATGCAAAAAGAAAAGCTAAAAAATCTGGTAAACAATTTAGTAAACAACCTAAGTCTATAGCTTCTAAGGTAAGAAGATATAGAAGCTACAGTTAAATATTAATTTGTTTTAGTTCTTCGAACTCTTTCCAAATAGAATTTTCTACACCCCAATAATTTTTCTTATCTCGTTTGTTTCTTATAGAGTGAATGATTGTAGTATGATCTTGATTAAATACTCTAGCCATAGAAGATAAGCTAACATTGTAACCTTCATACAATAGGTTATAGATTATACTTCTTGCTCGAACTACATCCCTAGTTCTACCTTTACTAAAGATGTCATGTTTGCTTACAGTATATTTCTCACAAACTTTATCTACAAGTTTAGATACGACTTCCAAGTTTGCGTTCTTTGTTTGAAATGTAGTAGCAATTTTAGTTTTGTTATTGCTATCCATTATTGGTTGTCTTTGCATTAGTTCTGCTGCGTACAGAAATCCTTCCGAGAACCCTACCTCATATAATCTTTCTTCTTGGCTCGTAAGAAGGTAAAATGCTTTCTTAACTTTGTAGATAAAGTTGTTTTGATTTAAGTTATTGATGTGTTTGTTATAGTGTGTGCTTACATTTATAGTCATAGATCCCCTACGTTTTCCTTTCTTTTTTTTCAACTATTAAGTTAATAACTATTTACTTGTCATTAACTGTTCTTTTGTCTGCTCTATTTGCCAAAGTAATTTATAAGAATCTTGTTGATACTTACTTACTTTCAGTTTGGCTTCCAGATACTTCTCGTGTTTCTTTGCTTGAAGATCCTTTAACTTCTGCAGACGCATTCGGATTTGTTCCATCATGCTCCTTTTTTACTGTTGCAAAATCAAACTTTAAATTGTTGATCTTGCATTCTACAAACTCTCCTCTATTCGAGTTGTTTGCAGCTTTCTTTGCATCATCAAAGAGTTCAATCATTTGAAAATGACACTCTCCATTGATAATTCTTTTAAATTTTGTCATACTTATTTAGTTTTTTCAACTTCTTTTTTGATTAAAAAATCTATATACTGTCTAGCTTTTTTAAGATCTTCAATACCATTCTTTCTTTTATATCTAGAAATATATTTAATTACATTACCCTCACAAAAATTAAAATTGTTTTCAATAATAAAATCTATTGGTTCAATCTTGTTTGCTATGTAATGTGCTGGTTCTTTTATATTGTCTGCCATATTAAATCCTTTTTTTAGCAAGGTGGGGAAAACGATAGAAAGGGAAAAAAAACCCCACCCTGCTTGATACCCTTTAGCCTAAGTTAAAAGGTATATTCGTTATTACCACCATCGTTAGTTTTTGCAAAGCTATTATTCGCAGGTTTACCTGCTCCACTTGGTGTTAAAATTACTGTCAACTCACCTTCTTTAACATTGCCGTCTTGATCTTTAGACGGAAACGCAGCTTGGTTATACCATTTACCATTTATGTTTACACCAATGGTCCAGTTCTTATCTGGGTGCTTCATATTTTTTGGACCAACATAGACAGGAAGTTTATCGCTTGGTGACTTCCAATCTTTGTTCTTAGTTAGGTTGATGTATATTTTTTCGGATTGATTATCCATGTTTACTCCTTAGTTATATCAATCTTATGATTGATTATTGTTTAGTTTAACCTCATGCTCACGAGTATGTTTTACTATTTGCTCGAATGCTTTAAGGTTATTATTTTTTAGATAGTTGACTTGATATCTAATATCATCTTTAAGTTTATTTAACTGTTTTGTAGATTGAGTATTAGATATTTCTTCCATCATATATTCTACATCCACTTCATCATCCATGTATGTAGGTTCTGAGGATTGCTCCACAGAATTTTGTTCGAATGGTTTAGCATTGTAACCATCTTCTAAATCCATTCCTGTCTTTAAGTTTAGCGCATTCAAGAACGCATACTTTTTACTGTATGACATTGCTTGACCTGTTGCGTACTTATCTAATCCACCCATTGCAGTACATCCATCAATTACAATAAAACTTTTTGGATCATCGATGTCAGTTATTTTCATGGTGCAAGTTACAATTACAAATCTATCTGTAACATCTGTTATGTAATTGCAGGTTGGATATAAACCATTTTCCAATAGAGCTGCCATTGCAACTCTTTGAACATCATCATGTAACAAAGGATTGAAAGGCATACCCTTAACCTTGTTTGCTTTTTGCACAGACTTTGCGTGGTTACACGCATTGTGTAACTTCTTATGTATGTTACTCATATTGTTTGTTCCCATTCTATATACGTTATTGTTTTCACTACTCATATTTAATACCCCATAGTTTATTGATTAGTTGTTTTTGTTCATCTGCTAAATCTTTATAATAAAAGAAATGATTAAGATCTGGTGGCTCCATCATGTTAGCTAATCTATTGATGTTACCCTCACAAAACATAATCATCTTCTCCCATGTTAGAATTTTATCTATCATGATATTATAAAGATGTTGCAAGTGATCTGCCTTCATTAACTCATGGCTTTTATCAAAGATAACATAATCTTTATCATTAACATATACCAAGTAAGGTATCTTTTTTGTTGCCATGTAGTAGAACGAAGTTTGTGTAAGGTTCTCAATCGTAGGTTCAGTTGGTAGATCTTGAGTGATCATGTTCCATTCTTCTTTACCTCTAACCTTTTTTAAATTAGGTGGTTTAGTTTTTAATTCTATAAATTTTGTTTTAGTTTCATAATCGATACGACCAATGACAGGCTTGATCATATCAAACTCTTTTAGTTCTACATATCTTTCGCAAACTAATTTATCTTTATCAATAATATCTTGCACAACCTTTTTTGTGATTGGAATACAATCTTCTGCAAACTTAATCATAGCTTCTCTGCCGTACTTATCCTTTGCGTCAACAGGTGGTTTTTCATTTAAAATATTTAATTCATTTTGAAAACAAACTGTTTGATCTCTATCCCATTTAGTTTCTTTATCTGTTTTTGATGTATAAATAACATTTGCAATTAATCTTTGAACCACATTATTAACTAAATTACCAAAGTTAGCTTTGTATCTAACTAACCAAGATCTTCTAATTTTTTGTGGGAAACTGTAACCAATAATATTTTTTGCAAAGGGTGTACTTGTAGATGAATAAGACCAATGAGGTAATCCTTCACCACCATTAAATATTGAGAATGCTTTTTTTATTTTATCGTTTTCCATTTTTTTCCAATCTGTTTTTTTGCTAACGATTACAATGATTTTATTAGGTTGTCAACGGATAATTATAATTGTATAACGGAGAGAAAATGATCAAAAAAAAACTACCATATAAAAAAGTGCGTGTAATTTGGCAAGATATTTGCTCATCTTCCCAATGGTATGATGACTTATCTGATGTTGATAAGTTTAGCTATACCTGGTGTGAAGATATAGGATATTTATATTATAAAGATTCTAAAGTAGTTAAAATATTTACCTCATTTTTTTATGATGAGGATAAGTTATCTATTGGAAACATAACTGCTTATCCTAGATCAGTAGTTAAAAAAATAATATATGAAAAATGACATATTCTGGAATCTTTGATGAAACTAATTGTAAAGAAGAATTAAAACGAGCCAAGAAATATATTAAGAAACAAGCTGATATAATTTTTGCTCTTGAGAAAGAGATTGAACAAAAAGAAAACGAAATAAGGATATTAAAAAATGGCTCGTGATGTTTATGCTTTCAGTAATGGTTTATATTCTGATTGGCACAGAAAATATGAAGGCATTGCTTATATAGATGTTGATTCTGTTGAGTGTTGTAAGTATTGTTTTGAGCCTTTGGCTATCATTGAGACTTGCTATGATAAAGGTCAACAATTTAAAGCTACAACCCTGTCAAAGATCATTGCTGAACGCCTAAATATACCCTGTTTTTTAGTTTTCTATAAAGAATCGACACCTGGTAGCCTAACCTTTAGGATCAAGCGTATACGTAGCTCTAAGACAGAGTTTAGACTAATGAGTGAGGATCAATGGGTATCTATTTTAAGATCCTTGCATGACCACCACAAATTAAATTGTAAATCAACTAAACGAAAGGATAAATAATGAATGTAAGTAGAGGATTTTTACATATAACTTATAAGCTATACCATCATTTAGATCTGGTAGACGGAGAAAGAAAGTCGCATTGTTTAAATGTATTCTTATCTGTGATGAAGTATGCCTGGAAGAAGAATGGATATAAGGCTCAGTTGCGTCATGAAACAATACACAAAGACACAGGTTTATGCCGTACTACTATCAAATCTTGCTTAGAAACTTTAAACAAACTTAATATTGTTAAGTCTGTGAGAGGTAGATCTGGTAAAACTTATCTTGTTAATGAGACATTTTTGCGAGCCGAGAAACTTTACGAGCCAACTCAGATAGCCGTTAAACCTACACAAGATAGCCGTTTTACGACTACATTAGAAGAAACAATATCCATTAATAATATAGGTAAAATAGTTAAGAGTTTTGCAGGGGATACTCAGAAGATATTAGATGAATTATCTAAGCTACCTCTGGAAGAATTAAAAGCAGAAACTGTTAATGTTTATTTATGTAAGCAAGCTATTCAACTGAAAGAAGATAAGGAACGAGAAAGTAAAGCAACTTATGTTAGTGGGGATAAAATTCTATCAGCATTGTCCAGGATAAAGAAACAAGCTAACCCAAGATACAGAGAGAAAGTTGAATACAATAAACGCAATGGAATAAAACCATGG